GCTGTTGAAGCTGGTACACGTCGTTTAGCAGCTCGTTGGTCCGTTGAACTTGAGCAAGATCTCAAGAACATGAACGGTATCGACATCGACAATGAATTAACGAACGCTATGTCGTACGAAATTCAAGCTGAAATCGACCGTGAAATGGTAATCCGTATGTGCCAAACAGCACTCAATGCTGGTTATGGTCAAGGCTTCTCATTCTGGAACGCAGCTTCTGCTGATGGTCGTTGGTTAGGTGAACGTAACCGTGACTTCTATGCACGTGTTATCGTTGAAGCTAACCGCGTTGCTATCCGTAACCGTCGTGGTGCAGCAAACTTTGCTATCGCAACACCTCGTGTTTGCGCAATGTTTGAAATGCTACCTGAGTTCCAATGGTTCTCAGTAAATGGTAATGTAAACACTCAACCAGTTGGTATTGCTAAAGTTGGTACCGTCGGTGGTCGCTTCACGATCTACCGTGATACACGTACAGAAGCTCAATATCAAGTAGGTCTACGTGCAACTGAGTTAGAATATTGCTTACTCGGTTACAAGGGTGCTGAATACTATGATACTGGTATCGTTTACTGCCCATACATTCCTGTATTGGTACAACGTACAATCGGACCTAACGACTTCAGCCCACGTGTTGGTTTAATGACCCGTTATGGCGTTATTGACCACATCTTCGGTGCTTCGTTATACTACCACTTACTCATTGTAACAGGCCTTGGAACAGCTTTCGTTCCTGGTACTGCTGCTCAAATGCTATAATAAGCATTTTAAGAGTATCTGTTCTCACAAGAACCCGTCGAGAAATCGACGGGTTTCTTTTTGGTTGCAGACCTGTATTAACTTTGTTTCAGGAGTAAATAATAACAGATGAGTAAAAAGAAAAGACTGCAAAAACAGAAACTAGCTCAACAAAGTCAAAATAATACACCTGCTACTAAAGACAAGAGTCTTTTAGTACATCAGGCCGATAAACTGGAAAGACCGGTGATGATACGACAAAGGCCGGATTTGACAAACAGGCAAAAAGAGTTTCTTAAAATAGCTTTAGATAATCATACAAAGGTTGTCTTTGTTACAGGGCCATCTGGTAGTAGTAAGAGTTTTCTAGCAACATTAGTTGCTTTGGAATTATTAAACCTAAAAAAGGTTTCTGACTTAATATATATTCGTAGTATAGTTGAGAGTTCAGATAATAAAATGGGATATCTTCCTGGGGATGCAGCTGAAAAGTTATCCCCATATCTAGAACCTTTAATGGAAAAGCTCGATGAGCTATTATGTAAAGCAGATATTACTACATTAATGAAAGAAGGCCGTATAGAAGGTAAACCGACAGGATATCTTCGTGGTCTTTCTTGGAATGCTAAAGCTATTATTATGGACGAAGCTCAGAACAGTACATTTAGAGAGCTCACAACTTTATTAACACGTGTAGGTCAGTTCAGTAAACTATTTATTTGCGGAGACCCGATGCAATCCGATATTAACGGTAAGTCTGGTTTTGAAAAAATGTGCAACGTATTTAACGATGCTGAAAGCCGCGACAAAGGTATACACGTATTTACATTAACCGAAGCAGACATAGTACGTAGTGAAATCGTGCGCTACATAGTAAAAAAGCTAGAATTGTATAACAAGAAAAACTAACTTTTATAACTCAGTCAAGCGCACTGGCGAGAAAAAAATATTTTTTTTCTTAGAGATAAAAATGTAAAAACATTTACAATACGTAAATAATATTCCCTGTAACTAAAACTATGATATTCGACGAACAAATCTCTCGTAAACCTAATCGCTATCCTTGGACAGAGGAATTTATCGAATCTATGCATAACGGATTCTGGACTCATAAAGAGTTTAGTTTTAAATCGGATGTGCAGCAGTTTAAAGTTAAGCTTAATGACCAAGAAAAAGAAATCATAATCCGTACTTTATCCGCTATTGGTCAGATAGAAGTAGCTGTGAAAACGTTTTGGGCTAAGCTTGGTGAAAACTTACCGCACCCTTCCTTACAGGATCTTGGCTACGTAATGGCTAATACAGAAGTGATTCATAACAATGCTTATGAAAGACTGCTCACTGTACTTGGTCTTGAAGATGTATTCGAAGAGAATCTTAAGTTAGAATGGATACAAGGACGTGTAAAATACCTTAAAAAGTATACACACCGCTACTATAAAGATTCAAAGAAGCAATATCTCTATGCTCTTATATTATTCACTCTGTTTGTAGAGAATGTTTCGTTAATGAGCCAGTTCTATATTATTAACTGGTTTGCACGTAATAAAAACGTACTTAAGGATACTGACCAACAAGTTAAATACACTCGCAACGAAGAACATATTCATGCTTTAGTTGGTATAAAAATCGTTAATACTATTAGAGAAGAATACCCAGAACTCTTTGACGATGAGCTTGTAGAAAGAATCCTTGCTGAAGCAAAAGAAGCATATGAAAGTGAAGCAAAGATTATTGATTGGATGGTTAATGGTAATAATGCAGACGGATTAACTGCAGCTCACCTTAAAGAGTTTGTAAAAGACCGTATTAATGAATCTCTTAAGGGTATCGGTTTCCCAGAGGTATATGAGACGGATTCTAAGCTTCTCAAAGATACTTCCTGGTTTAACGAAGAATTACTCGGTAACAATATGGTCGACTTCTTTCATTCTCGTCCCACTGAGTACTCTAAAAAGTCACAAAGCTTTTCAGAAGACGATTTATTTTAATAAAAAGTATAGTATAATATATAAAAATGAGTAACAAGAACATTTACTGGCTGAATAGCGACTCTCGCAAATTCCTTGAACGTGGCTATCTCCTGGACGGAGAGACTGCTGAAAAACGTATTAGGGATATAGCCGAAACAGCTGAAGAGTACCTTAAGTTAAAAGGTTTTGCAGATAAGTTTGAAAGCTATATGCATCAAGGTTTTTATTCCTTGGCTTCACCTATTTGGTCAAACTTCGGACGCAAGCGTGGTTTGCCTATCTCGTGCTTCGGTTCATACATTGACGATGATATGGATGCTATTCTGTATAAGATTTCAGAAATAGGTACTATGTCAAAAGCAGGCGGTGGTACATCAGCTTATTTTGGTAAAATACGCCCTCGCGGTGCACCTATTTCATCCGGTGGTGAATCTACCGGAGTACATCATCAGTTAACCGTATTTGAATCGTTAACAGATTATATTTCACAAGGTAATGTACGTAGAGGTTCATTTGCAGCGTACCTACCTATTGACCATAAAGACATTGAAGAGTTTCTAAAGATTAGAGGTGAAGGTGATGATATACAAAACCTTTCTATTGGCGTTTGTGTAACTGATGAATGGTTAAAGTCTATGATCGACGGCGATAAAGAAAAACGTCGTATCTGGGGCTTAGTCATTAAGAAACGTTTCGAGTCTGGTTATCCATATATCTTCTTTACAGATAACGCTAACAATCAGGCACCACAGGTATATAAAGATAAGAACATTAAGATTAACCAAAGTAATCTCTGTACAGAGATTATGTTATCAAACGATAACGAAGAATCGTTTGTTTGTGATTTATCTTCTTTAAACTTCGAGCAATGGGATAGTTGGAAGAATACTGATGCAGTAGAAACGTTAGTATACTTCCTTGATGCAGTAATGACCGAGTTTATTAATAAGACTGAGAAGATGAAGTTTATGGTGCATCCAAGAAACTTCGCTATTAATCAGCGCGCGCTTGGTATTGGTGCTCTTGGTTGGCATACATATCTACAGTCTAAGATGATCGGGTTTGAGACGATGGAAGCAAAACTGCTCAATACTCAAATATGGAGCTTTGTTCGTAAGAAAGCAGATGCTGCTACAGCTCAAATGGCTGTAGAATACGGTGAACCACCTTTACTCAAAGGTTATGGCCGTCGTAACGTAACTACATTAGCAGTAGCACCTACTACTTCCAGTTCGTTTATTCTCGGTCAAGCTTCACCTTCAGTAGAACCTCTTAACTCTAACTACTTCGTAAAAGACTTAGCTAAGGGTAAGTTCACATACAAGAACCCTTATCTCGAGTCTTTACTTGAAACAAAGAAAAAGAATACAGAGGGTGTTTGGAAATCAATACTAGTAAAAGGTGGTTCTGTACAACACCTTGAGTTTCTTACACCAGAAGAAAAAGGTGTGTTTAAGACGTTCGGCGAAATTAGTCAAAAGGAAATAGTAATTCAGGCTGCTGCCCGTCAAAAGTATATCGATCAAGGCCAATCATTAAACTTAATGATTCCGCCTAATACTAAGCCGAAAGACGTTAACGAGCTAATAGTATTTGCATGGGAGAACGGTATTAAGAGTCTTTATTATCAGCGTTCTGCTAACCCTGCACAAGAACTAGCTCGTTCTATTCTGTCTTGCGCAAGTTGCGAATCGTAATGAAATGAAAGTTAGGAACGATTTAGCGGTTATCACCAGTCATTACAACTGGTGTAACTATAACCGACCAGATCAAAACTTAAACAGGTTTCTAAGACAAATGGAAACGCATGGTATACCTGTATACGGTGCTGAAGCTTCTCTAACAGGAAAGTTTATTACAGAAGGCAATACCAACTGGGTACATGTAAAAGCTAATGAAAATAATATATGCTTTCAAAAAGAAGCATTACTTAATATTGCAGAAAGTATAGTACCGGAACAATACACTAAGATCGCTTGGGTTGATCATGACTTGTTGTTTACTAACTTAAACTGGTACGATGAAGCTTCTAAGGCTTTAGATGAACTAAACTTAATACAGTTATTCGAGCATTGTTACTGGACAGATAATAAAGGTAATATAGAAAGACACGCACAAGCTGTATTATCTATACCCAACTTAACTAATGAGCACATAAACATTAGAAATGGCGAATACAATGCTTATCACTGTGGTTTTGCTTTAGCGGCTAACAGGTCTTTATGGTCTAGTGGTATTAAACTTTACCCGTATTGTTTTATAGGGGGCGGGGATGTTAGCTTAATATTCAATGTTATTAGCGACGACACAAGCACTATAAAAGTAAAGCATGCCAACCATCATGCAGCTCAATCATTCAAGCCTTTCTTAGAGTACACGCCTACTTTCTACAAATACGTTAATAAGAAAACCGGCTGCATATCTGGTAGTGTGTTTCATGAATATCATGGTCCAAGATTATTTCGTAAACACGGGGCACGTCAAAAACTAATCGATAAGTTTAATTTTAACCTTAATACAAGTTTAGTACTAAATAACGGACTTTTAGAAGTACATGATAATCAGTTTGTTAACGTGTTAAAGCAATACTTTGAAGAGCGTAGAGAAGATGATTAGTTGATTTTTTAAAAACAGCAAATATAAATATTATTGCTATGAATAAACTAACTAACTACAATCCTAGCACATATCGTAATCCATTCTCACTCTTAGACACTGTCTTAGAGAGAGAATTTAACCATCCTTTCTTTTGGGGGGATGTCAGCCGTACAGGAGATACTGTTCGGTTTAAAGAGGGGGACGAACTTACCGTAGAGGTGGATCTTCCCGGTGTATCCAAAGATAAAACAAGTGTTACTATAGAAGGTAGAGTGGTAACGATTGAAGGCGCTCGCAAAGTCATCCACAAAGGTGGCACTCAAGAAGAGACCTTTAGTCGTAGCTTTACTGTAAATAACTCTTATAACTTGGATAAAGTCTGTGCTACACAAACCGATGGTGTATTAACTCTAACCTTTCCAAAAAATAAGGTAGAGAACGGTGGCAAGAAAGTTGTTGCTATACATTAATCGTTATTGGCAAGGTTCCGGGGAGAGAGCAATCTCTCCCCTTTTTTATTGTAAGTATCCATATGAAAAAGTATTTTGTGGTTGTATTGGCAACTTTGTTTTTTACAGGGTGTGTGGGGTTTCCTAAGTTTGGTTTTAAACTAAACCCTGATAAAGTAGACACAACTACATCTGCTGCGGCTGTAGTTAAAGCAGAAAACACAGTCAAACAAGTCGATCAAATGGCTGAAGCCAATAAAAAAGTCGATGACGCACGTAATCAACTAGAACTACAGTATGCAAAGTTTAGAGCTGATCTACAAAAAGCTTATGACGATGAAAGAAAAAAAGATGACGAAAACTTTGCCAAGATCGGTTCTTTAGATTATGGTATTTATATTGTTACTCAAGAAAAGAAGAAACAAGATATTAATACTCTTGTAGCGCATTTAAGAGCAAAAGAAATTTTAGCTCGAACCGATAAGCTATCTGCAGAAGATAAAGCGAAAATAGCTAAAGAAGTAGATGACGAAAAAACTAAAACAATCGATCAGTTGTACGAAAAATATAACGCTAGTGTAGAACTAGCTATTAGTCAAAAAGCAGACTTAGATAAAGCTGAGGCTCTTATAGAGCAAAAAGAAAAAGAAAAACAACAGCTTAGAGAAGAACAGCGCTTAACTATTAATAAACTAGAAGCGGATCAAAAAGCTCAGATGGAAAAGATTAAAAAAGATACAGCTGATCAAGTTGAAATCGCCAAAGCAAATCAAAAAGCAGAGATGCTTGGTTATATTATTAAAGCCTTGGTTGGTGTAGGTATTCTGTTCTTAATACTTGCAGTACTATTAAAGAGTGTTACTCTAGGTATTGGTTGTTTAGCCTCTTTAGGGCTAGCTTATGTAGCTGCTACAATACCAATGTGGGTAGTAGGTGCGGTAATAGGCGGCTTAGTGTTACTAATGCTAATCAATGCCCATTACAAAGCCGTAAAAGACAAGCTTACGAAGCAGGCGGCTGTAGCGGAGCAGGCTCCGAAACCTCAATAACTTCATTAGTTACGTTAACAGTTTTAGATTTAACTTTACCAGTTAACTGAGCAATCATTTCTTCTCGAGTAGCTACTAGTATATTAGTATTACCTTGAGGCAGATTTAAGTACCCGTCGTTCTTAAGACGTTGTATTTCTTTTTTGCCTTCAATATCAAGTTTTTTAAGATTTTTATTAGCTTCAGTCTTTTTATTCTGTAAATGTATTTTATTAATAGTTTCTATTGCACCAGCACCAGCAGCAATAAGACTTGCTAGACTTGCCATTTGTTCTGGATCCCCAGTCGCGGCAACTACTTGTTGTAAATCTTTAACGCTCTTTACACTTAAAGTGGCTAATTCTGCAGAGTTCTTTAATATAAAGTCTTGAATGTCTTGCTCTGTTTTAGGCACTTCAACTTTAACTTCTGGTTCAATATCCTTTGCGTAATCTTTACCAGCCATTTCTCTATCTTCAGAGTTTAATCCTGCAATAAAACTATCTATTTGATTTATTACATTTTGATTATCTGATGGATTATTATCCGGTAAAGGTGGTTGATTCACAATAATATTTATGGCAAGCATTGATTTATCAATATTATACTTTATACTCATACATTATGTCATTCCCAGTTAACATTAAGTTCGTTAAGACACACGATTTAGCTGTGTTACCAAAGTTTAACCACTCAGACCCTTATACCGGTGATTCTGGTATAGATCTTACAGCAGTTGAGCAAGTTACTGTACCCGCTAAAGGTTATGCAGTAGTACCTGTAGGTCTTAAGTTAGGTTATGTTACACCAGGCTATTGGATTCGTGTAGAAGGTCGTTCTGGTGTAGGTTTTAAGAAACATATCTTCCCTCATTTCGGTATTATTGACAATCCTTATAGAGGTGATATGGGTATTAAGCTTTATAACTTTGGTACAGAAGACCAAACGTTTAAGGCTGGTGATAAGATTGCACAACTTATTGTTTACCCTCTTATTCAAGCAGATATTGAATGGACAGATCAGGTAAGTGAAACCACTCGTGGTGAAAAAGGTTTCGGTTCATCTGACAAACCAGCCAAAGCTGATGAAGTATATAACAAGAAAATGGGCGGGGCTACACCAACTGAAGTTGAGATAGTAGCAGACCCAGATGGTGGCTTTTCAGTTAAACCAAAAAAGAAATAATGACAATTAACGAACAGTTAATGAATATATGGGTAGAACGTTTTAGACCAACTAAACTGGCCGATATGGTTCTATCTGAGTCTCTACGTACGTTCGT